AGATGTTGGCCCTGTTAACCCATAAGTTCTTGTACTATTACTGCCATTAGCAAAAATAATGCCTCGTTCCCCGCCTGTTGTATTTGCTACTTTTATAATAGCAATTTTTGCATTAAACCCTAAAGTTATGTTTTTGGTATAGGTTGACCCAACATCAATAGATGTTGTTGTGTCTGTCCATTCGCCGGACTCATACCGCATTTCCACATTACCTAATTGGTTTGCTGGCACATTCCCGCCAACATCAAGCGTAGCAACGCCATTGGCAACCCCTGGAGCCCTGCCGCCTACCGTTGGTGCATCACCTGTGATACTTGCCGGTAGCTTTGCATTAGCATCAAGTTTTAGTATTTTGTTTGCCGCTGCTTCTGTCACAATTTCGGCCAAATGTGCAGCAAGACTCGTCTGAGATGCAAATGAGTTTGTAACAATGGTCGTTAGGGCCGCCAAATCGTTGTCGCTGACTGTATTCCCCTGATTAGCCATCCACTGCGCTATAGCTGCGGCCATGATTGATACTTGCCGGTACAGTTTGTTGTGCAGCTCGACCGAGGCCATTCCCGCTGATACGCCATTAATCCGCGTTCCATCCGCGCTATAATCGGCATCACTTTTCATGCTTAGGGCGTTTTCATCAAATACCAAGAAATTCGAACTTCCAGACACTTAGGCACCTCCTTTATACAAACGGAGTCCAATAACCTTCGCCATACCCCTTAAATAAATCGGTATCCAGTCCATACGAAAAAACCGGATGCTGGGGGAAGGCATAATTTACACGAACCCCTTGAGGCTTTGGCACAACATAGCCGTTTGAAACCAAATCCTGCTGGATCCCGGCATCAACATTAAACATAAGGGCGTTCATTGACATGTCCTGATTGTCAACCAAAACCAGGGGCTGAGATGGAAATAAGTTGCTCCATAGATCGTATATCTGCTGCATAGTCCCATCCCACTGGTTATTTGCTATCTTGGCCCGCTGCATCAACCTATACGTGTCATTGTCAAGCACCGGGGAGGAGCTGTCCGAAGGCTGAAAGTTAACCACCCTGCCCACGCCGACAATAACCCCAATCACGTCCTGCTGTGCTCCAATGGCGGTATCAAGGTCAAAAAATGAATTTATGTTGCTGGCAAGGCTTGCGATGTCATCCATGATGCTCAGTGCAGCGGTCAGCCATGCCATAAATTTGGGCTTGTCGTAATGCTGGGAGGTGACTAAATCAAGGTATTTTTGTATATCGGCCATAATTACCCCCCCCCTAAGTCACATTGACCGTAACATAGTCCGCGTTGCCCCTTACAACCTCATTGAACGCCGTTATGATGTCCGCCGTACCCTGTACGCCGCCGTGCTCGGCTGCCGTCAGGGAGGTAATTGAAAACGTGGGCTTGGTCAGGTTTTGCACCGATAAGGCCGCCCCCCATAGACTTGATACCGGGAGATCGTCGCCTATAGTTAAACTGTTAAGATATGCAACTACCGCGGCTATAACGTTCGCTGTCGCCTGCGTGGTGTATCCGGATATCTGCTTAACATTCACAACCGCGTCAATATCGACGTATGAGGGCCGGTAAAAGCGGACCGTTACCGGAAGGCCGTATTCATCCGTCAAAATCACGGATGTGGTTCCGTTGGTGTAGCAGCCTGGCCCCTTTTTCCCGTATATGGCCTGCGCCACATCGGCATCGGCGCCACCCTCAACTACGGCGGTTATGCTGTGCGCCGGAAGCCCGTCGGCATCTGTGGAGTTGGTATCATTTTCATAAACCATAAACCGGGTCACCCCGCTAACGGACGCAATTGCCCCCTTGGTCCCCTCCAGTACCGTCCTGCTTGGCTGTGCTGTGCTGATGGCCTGGCGACTGCGAATCTGAGAGTCTGTTTCTGCCGCTGCCCCCATCGTGGCATACCCCGCATTGCTTACAGCCGTCCACCCGTAGGTAGGGGTTACAATTTTATTTATGTCGCCAGGGTTGGCCGCAATGGGCCCGGCCGTTTGACATGTTGCTGTCGCATCCACCGTCCCGCCCGCGCCTATTGTAACGGAGTTCGGGAGATTCCACTTATAGCCGCTGGTATCTTGGACAACGCCGTTGCTTATCGCTGCACCGACCGTCCCGGTTAGCGTTACGACACAGGTCGAATATGTCGCCGCCTTCGGGCTTATGCCGTTAAGCTTCACTACGCCGGCAAGGGCTGATCCTATGGCGGTCCCAGGCCCCCGGCTATTGTAGGCCGCCTGCAGGGACTGCATGGCATCGTAGGCCTTGGAGGCAAACGCTGAAATAAATTGATAGTCCTGGCTATCAGGCTCCAGGTAGATGTCCGATCCGTAGATGCCTTTCGCAGTCGCAACCAGGCTGTCAACAATGTCCTGATAGGAGCAAATGTGAAGACCCGCTGAATCCACGTAAGGGGCGAAATAGGTCACTTAAAAACTCACCTCCACGACAGCCGTTTCCCCGGTATTTGTTATAATTGTGCTGGATACAGAATACTGACGGCTTGCATAGGTGCTGCTAAAACTCTGTACCGCCGCCACTCCCAGCGTGCTTTGTATCCGGTCCTTGATGATCAGGTCGGCCGCCTTTATATTGTCCGGTACGCCGGGCTGCCCCAGGATGGACTGAAAAAGAGGGAGCCCCTCTGCCGTGTTCTCCCACCACTCGCCTTTTAGTAGCAGGAGGTTTGTCCTAACCGCCTGGGCCACGGCTGCGGCATCAGATAGAAAGTCCTGTTTCCCTTTGCCGAAGCTGTAATCCCCGTTTACATCCAACGCCCTGTAGATCAACCTGCCACCTCCCACCTACCAGCTTTCACTCGCTGTTTTTCCGTTAATCGTAACGCCCTCAGTGCCGGTGATGATTACTTTGTCTGCGGCCGTGACGCTCACATTTAGGGCCGTCACCCCAATTTCTTCAGGCTTGATGTCAATGCAAGTGCTTCCGTCCTCGGTCCTAAGCTGTGCCGAATTCGTACTATAGCCAGACACCACCCGGGGCTGACTCCAAACACCCATGATTGCAAGTCCGTCGGAAAGGTCATGCCGGCGCTTCTCGATTTGGTTCTGCACGCCTCCATTGGACCACCAGGCATCGATGCACATATCTCCAAAAATCACAAGACACTCGTCCCCTGGGACCACAGGCATGGTCAAAACAAAACCCCCTGCTCTGGGGAACATTACCGGAACATCCAGCAACAAGGGCAGGTCTGTAAATGACATGTTGCCGTCTTGATCCCGGATCCTTTCCCGGATCGCCGACTGGACCGTCACCGTTTGTTCCACTGGGTCAAAGGATTGCACTATACCAGGGATTGCCACCCGGATGTCGTTTTTTATTTTTTCGGCCAGGCGGCGGAATGACTCTTCCTGTCCTCCAATTCGCTCTCCAATGTTACGCATCTAATCACCCCTAACCACTAAACGGGTTTACATTGGCATTGGGCATCATATTCGGAATGTCTGCCCCAGATTGTGTTACGGTAACCGCTTCGGTATACCAATCATTACCTCTCGTATCCCCTTCGTGCGTGACTTTTATTACCCTGTAAATACCATCCTGGTCCAACATGTACGGCACTTGCCCTTGCTGGAATTGCTGATTTCGGATTAGGCTATTATCGACATGGATAAATGATCCCAACTTCACCCTTGGGTTGAGCAGCATCTTTATCGTCGCCCCATAATCTTGCTGCTCCGGGACCCCGATAAGTCCGGACTGGGGCGTAAGGTCGATAATTTCACCGCCATCGTCATTAATAGGATAATCCTCTGCCTTGATGATATTTACCCTGCCGTCTTCCATGTAAAAAGTAGCGCTTTCGGATTGGGCAAGCTGGCGCAGGTAATCAGCGGCCTTGCCAAATACAACCTTCCCCCGGGTCAGTTGTGTATCAGAAAGTTTGGCCGATATACTTCCCAATTCAACCGATACAGTTGCCGTGTTAGCAATGTGTTCAATAATGGCCCGGGAGTTTTGCCCCCTGGTGAGCGAAAAACTAATGGCCCCAGACTTCATAAATGTGTCTGCATCCATCGAAACAAGGGTAAGTTTATAGGTCGTGCCACCTTCCTTGTAGCGTATGGGTTGAATCACAAAGCCATCAAAAATAATTCCATACTGACTTCCTTCATACCCGGCCTCGATGACTACCCGGTACCCCTCCTGGATGATCTTGTTTTCCGTTTCAGGGGAGAGGTTGAATATGGTCACCTCGGAGTAATTTGCTTCCATGATGGACTTTACGCAGCTGAAGGTGCATTTTAACTGCGATACATCCATGGCGGTTTCCCCATTTTTTATTGTATACAAGGACCCGGTACCTGTGCCCGTAAAGAAGGTTTCCATAGGCGGCGGTGCCGGCCAGGACGCCGTAATTCGTTCGTGGGATTGTGACGTTTTGCTGGGGTCCATAAAAGGCTCCCCCAATCCCAGGGCTTCCTCCATTACTGGCAGCACCACCTAAAACATTGGCCATCCCAGGATGACGAGCAGCCCTAAAAGATCCAAATTGACCGACGCCATACTCAACGACTCCATAATCCACGCCCTTGGCGTGAACCAATCGGGAATTTCCAATGTAAATTCCAACATGATTAGGGAGCCCGTCGGTTCCAAATTCGGTAAACAGCAGGTCCCCCACCTGTAATTGGCTACTATTTACTTCCGAGCACTCTTTCCACTGGATATCTGCCGTCCGGCTAATCTGGGCTCCGGTTTCTCCCCATATCCAATAAACCAGACCGGAGCAATCAAAGCTGTCGGGTCCGGCAGCCCCCCAAACGTATGGCTTCCCAATTTGCGCCCTTACTAAAGTGACAAAATTATTTACAGCGTTGCTTTGTCCATTAGTTTCCTCTCCGCCGCCAAACGTAACGGTATTGTTTTGCCCAAGGTATTGCCGGTAGCCTCCATTCCGGTACATTGTCCAGGCGCCCAGGCCTTGACTCTTGTACACTTCGGCCCCGGCATAGATGTTGTTGTCAAGATTTGAAAGCCAAGAAATCCAAACGTCACGGTTGCTGCTCCCGGTCCAACTCTGCAACTTGTCGGCGTGGGCAGGAAGGTTGATTTGAAATATTCCCACGCTGTAGCCATATTGTTTATCACCGATTACTCCGGTTTGATAGCCGGATTCAGCGTAACCAACGGCGGCCAGGATGTAGGCGTCAGAGGAAGAGACCCCGTAGGATTCAAGCTTGGAAATAATGTAATTGCTGTCACGAGCCATTCCTAATCACCCCACGCCAATACAAAGTCACTTCCAAGGGTCGTATCATCCGGTGAATCCAGCTTTGTATTTCCGGTGTTGACGAGATAGGCGCTGCCGATTCCTAGATTCTGATACTGCTCCAGCAGATTTTGGCCGGTCAAGAGCGGGAGGGAATCAACGAGGATATTGCCGTTTTTATCGCTAACAGTCATCCACCAGTAACCGGCCTGGGTGTTGTAGCGCACCCGGAATCTTAAGGTTATGTTTTTACCATTCACCGGGACCGTACAGGTTAATGACTGATCCGGATCGGATGTGAGTGGAATTATGTAGTAGGCCAAGGCAGCAACCTCCTCAAAAGAAAAACGCCCGGAGGCGCTTAATATTCATTTCGCTTGTTGCGTCTGTTCTTGTTGCTGTTGTTTAAAATATTGATCAGCGGCTTGGTTCATCTGCTGTATTATCTTCTTTTGCTCTGCTTCTTTAGTGGCCTGAATGGCTTTCTGTTTATCTTGATAATCCCAATCTGCCTTTGCTTTTGCCTCTAATTCTTTCTGTATTCTTTGTTCTTCGTTTTGAAGATTTTGATAAGCCTTTTGCTGGTCTTTCTGCCGCTGTTCTTCGTCTTGCTGTCGCTGTAATTCCCGTTGCTTTTGCTCTGCCTCTTCCTTGGCTATTTTCTCTTTATTGGCCTCTTTTTCCTTTGCCCATAGTGCAGCCTGCTCCTGCTGTATTTCGTTGTTTCTTGCGTTTATATCCAGTGTAAAGTTAACTTGTTCTTTGGTGTCAACATCGGTATAGATTAAAGAAAAGTTTTGCCTTATAGGCGGGATATTAAAAGATAACCTACACCTTCTAACATCTTTTGAGGGTATTTCGCCATATAGATCCCCTCTTGCACCACTAATATTTGGAGAATATGAATATCCCTGGATGTCGATGGCCTTAAAAGAATTATAGGTCCAAAACACTGGCTTATCGGTTGGGTTAGCAAGTATAACATCTACCGTTAATTGGCATGGGGCGTATATATTGGTTATGTCGTACCCGGCTGAAAAATCGTCCACCTGTAAAGCAAAATCTTTATTCTTAAGTGCTACAAGTTTTTTATGAGGATAATATTTTCCTGGTTCTGCTTCAAATATCTTTCCTGTTGCAATAGCTTGTTTAAATGTCTCGTTATTTCTGGAACGCGTTTGCACCTGTTGAGACTGTGTCATTGCATTTATATCTTCTGGATCTTGATTAGCCTGGACGGGTTCATTTTGCTGTATGGCATTGTTGTTTTTGAAATTTAAATTACTCGCCCCTGCCGCAGAAGTGATAACGAGGATAGAGACAACAATCCAAAACCACATATTCCTGTAAAATGGGATTTTATCCCTAGGCATAAATCTCCCTCCCTTTTGGCAATATAATAACATATATTAACAAAATGGGCTATTAATTACCTAGGGAAATAATTTATTAATTAGTTCTTTGACTTGATTTGTCACACTTTCATCTGCCTTCTGTACCTGCTGTTCACCCCTTGGCGTGCTGTCCGTGATATGCGGATTCGCACTAACCTTGACCGTCTGCACCGTTGCGATGAAAACTTCTTTTAGGGTCACAGTGGCCCTTAAGCCATACAAAGTCATATAATCATCCGGTGCAACGATAGTCTCAACCAGCATGTTTTGGTAATTCCGGAGCCTAGTTATGACCTGCATAGGGACACGCTGTTTTTGAAGCTCTAAAAGAATTTCGTAGGCCGTGGCCGACCTTGACCAGCCGCCCTCAAACTGACCATTTACAATGCTGGCGGACACATCGGACATACCTACCTCCATCACCAAGACGGAGGGGTTAATATAAGAATGGTCGGTTATGGCCGCGCCGGTCTGGACCGGGTGCTTCGTTATTTCGAGGCTACTGGTATGCTCCATTCTCAGAAAGGCGTCGAAAAACCAACCCCCAACGTTTGTCTTGACGAAAATCAACTGCTGTAAATCTTGTAACGCCTGGTTATACGCTGCAGGTAATACTGGCTTGAGGGGCATTAGACAATCACATCCTGTTGGGACCTAATCAATAAGTTTGTATTAGTCCGATTTATCGACGCCGCAACTGTTTGAGGCTGATTCGCGCCGTAAATGTGGTATGTCGGCTTGATTTCGTTTGAAATTGTGACATTCCCAGGCCTTTTCACGGAGGAAATGGGGTTGTAATAATTATTGAAATGGTTGACCGTGCTATATTGACTACCACCTGCACCCGCGAGGGCTACAAACTGCCCAAGGTTGTTGTTGGGTTGTGCGATTGACTGTTTTAGGCCGATAAGTGCAGTACCGAAGAATTGCTTAAATTCACTAAGCAGCCTGTAGTTGTAATTATCTTTTTTGGGTTCGTTGCTTTCTGCCTCCCTGTACGAAGAAAGCTCCATACCAAAGGTTGAAGATTTTCCGCTGCTTCTCTGCTTGTATTCCTCTACTTCGTCCCAGAACTTTCTCCAGGGACTTTTCTCGCCTGGTTGATCGGTAGTATCTTTTGGGACGGCTTCAGCCGGAGTTTTAAAGTTTAAAGGATCTTTTTTGAATTGCTCAAACGGAGAAAGTTCCTTATTTTGATTATCTGGCTTCTCATCATCAACATTAGGATAAAAGCCAAATTTATCCTTAAAACTCTCCTTGTCGCCAAAGAAAAGTTTTAATACCCCTTTTTTGGCATCATTCCACCCTTGCCCTGCTTTTGCCTTATCTCCCTCTATCAACCCATTGATTGCTTTCAGGTCGCTCGCGATTATATGCAAAACGTCTGCCAGTCCTTGAAATGTTGATGTTATGATTTTTATGGCGTCAATCTTTTCATTGCCAGATATCAACCCAAGCAATTTTCCCCAGGTTGCCGAATAACTCCATCGTATTGTCAGATAGCTCACTGAGGCTTTTCTTGAACTCCTTTAGGGTCCCGGTATCGTCCATGGATTGATTGAGTTTATCAACCCATTCCCAGAGTTTCGGAAAAGCCGATTTTCCGCCGCGCTCATAGGTGGCAAAATCATCAATAAGCAACAAAAGAGCAGTTAGACCAACCGTTATAGGGGCAAATGAAAGGGACCAAAGAAGAATGCGAAGTGCTGCAATAGTCCCGATAATTTTCTTGGTCGAACCATCAAGATTGTTCCATATGTCATGGACTTTCTTCCCGGCCAGGTAGGCCGCATTACCCATCCTGGCGATCATGGCTAAAAACTGCGCCACGTTTTTCGTCCACTTCGGCATATTGGCAGTAATGGAATCATTAATACCCTTCATCCCGCCTTTAATGCCAAACAGTGGCCCTGATATGTACTTTGTCAGGTAATAAGAAACCCACTGCGTCGCGTAACTTGCTTCCAACTTCAACCGCTGCCACTCAAAGGTGATTGACCGGATACCTTTCATGGCCTCGCTAAACCCCCCGGGAGGGGCCATGGTCGAGGCCTGTTTCCTCAACTGAAGAAACTTATCCAGAAGCTCGGGAGACAGATATAAATCCTGTACGCTAACACCAAGGGCATCCAGAGAGTTTTTGTAGGCCACCGCATTGTCTTTTGCCATCCACATGCGCCGGGCGAACATTTCATTCTGAAGATCGGCATTAGCCACCCCGATTGTGAACTGCTTCAGGGCGGCAACCGCTGCGCTCACAAAGCCTGTTACGGCAGCGCCAGCGGCGGCGAATTTGAGAATGGAGGAGTCAGAGAATTTTGACACAACCTTTTCCATTTCTCCCATGCTTCCCTTAGCGCTATTCATGGAAGTGGTGTCAACGTGATAACCTAAACTGATTAGGTAGCTTTTTATAACGTCAATCATTACCCATTCCCTCCATTCTTTACCTTCGCCGCATCATTTGCGCGCTGCTGGTTTTCCGCTTCCACGGCCATAATCTCGTGAATATCGGCCAGATCATCCANTGTATATGTCCCGTCCCATAGCTGGTGCTGTTTCCATCTCTTAGCTACAACTGGGGCGTAGAGGTACTCGTTGACGTTTTCGCAGCGGGCGGGGATATAATCGACATTGCCTCTGACATGGAACTCAAGAGGCTTTCGTCGAAAAAATCCCGCACATTCCACACCAGCGCCTGTATTGTCAGGGCTAGAACCGTTTTGGCGTCATACTCAAGACCCTGGACCCCGAAGTTTCCGTTTTCGTCCATCACGGGAGCAGGCCCAGCCGGAAGTAGTTCGGAGCAAACCGACAAGCAATCTTTCTGTAGATCCATAAAGTCGGTCTTGCTCATGGCGGTACCATTTTTCGGGACAGGGATTCCTATCTTCCCACCCAAACCCATGGGCAAAATCTCTGCCATCAGCTTATAGGCGATGTACGATCCCGTCATGGCGTCGAATTTACCGATGCGCCAATTCCGGCCTCCGAATTCCCACTGCTTGTAAATCTCTCGCTTATTCATGGAGCCCTCCTAAGAAACATCCTGTTGAATGTCGGCCGCCATTAATGACCAGGTTACAAGCTGGCCCTGTGCCTGATATGGTCTGTCCGGAAGCTTCTGCGGGCTTACGCCGGTCGCAGTGATCAGGTCCTTCATTACCGGGGATTTGACCGTGACCGTTGTTTCAGCCCATTGGCTTGTAGTCGCTGCCTCCAAATGGTTGTACCACTTCAGCAGCCACTTGTTCAATTCCGAGGTTTGCTGAACGGTTAATGCAACCATCCCGTTTCTCGCCCGAACCTTCGAGACCATAATCGACCCATCTGCGGCAATGTCGTGAGCACTTCGGTCTGTTGTCATCGACAAATTGATATTCCCGATACCCTCACCATTCGCTATGTGTTGGCCGACCGACGGATGGGCAATAATCACCGAAACATCGCTAAAGCTGTAGGTTGTATTCAATTTCTTACCCCCTTATCGATTGACATAGATGCCAATGTTGACGTGCTCAATCGCGCCGGCCAGCTTAACCGGAACATAAATCGGAGGTGCAAGCCGGGCGTCTCTGTCCGCCTGACTCTGGCTGTCAATCGACTCTGAGAGGATCAGGTAACCTTGTGACAGTGTGTCCCCTGTGTTCAGGCTCAGGATGGGCGCGGCGTTCCATACGCCAGGGGCGATAAAGCCCGTATTGCGTGCGGCGAGGCATGGTCCATTAATCGCACTGGCGAGGAGGGCCACGCCGTCTTCTGTCTGCGGAACTTTAGTGCTTCCGGTCAGCAGATCCAGAACCGAAAGCTGGATGTTGTTTACCAGCATGTCCAGTCCCAGGACCTCGTCGAAATGCTGCCCGTTAGCCATTACGCCCTGCTCAAACAGGTTATAGGTGTTGCCGCGGTTGATGTAAATGTTACAGTTCTGGCCCTTAAGCACGGTCACCTGGGTCAGTGTCAGCGCGTCCGGAGTGACGCCAACCTCTCGCTTGTAAGCCAAAGTGTAGGCACTGTTCGCCAGGCCGGTATTTGCGCCCATGGCGTAGCCCATAATGGCCGCCACGGCATCGGTTGACGTGCTGTACTGTCCCAGGGTGCGGGAATAGCTTTTGCCTTTGAGCGAGAGCATGATACTACCCGTGCCATCGGTATCAATCGCACCGTTCGCAGCGCCGATTTTCAGGGCCGTTGCCACGTCGTTGCTGTCTCCGTCGGTAATCCTGATCTGGGAGCCAATCCCTGTCGATGCAGAGGTAATCACGTACACCCCGCCGGTAAACGCCACGGTTACGGCGGCATAAATACCGCCAATCTCCCGGATTCCGGCCTGAAGGGCGGCGGCGATCAGTAATCCGCTATTGAGCCCGGCAACGGTAAGGGTTACGGCATGGGCGGTTTCGTCTCCATCAACCGCGATTTTGAAGGTGGTGGCGGAGCCGGCACTAATATCAGTCGATGGGGCTGATCCGCTGGTCTCGTAACCGGCCGTTAAAGCGGTACCCGCCAAAACAGCGGCATCAGAGGTGGTAAAAAAGTATGCGCTGGAGGGCTGCGCCGCCTCGGTAAATGCAGCTATGGCCAAAATTTCGGCATTGGTAACGTCGCAAACCGTAAAGGCGTACCAGTCGGTATTTTTAGCCCGGCAGTCGGTCACCGCTGCAAGCGCCGTCTCTCCGCTGCTGTTCCAGCGGCCAATGGCCACTTTATTGGGGCGAGGACTTGCGCTGAAATAGAGAGTAGCGGCGGCATATTCCGGACTTTCCAGTGTGAAGCCGTCGGAGAGCATTGCACTCGGGTCGGTGTAGAGTCGCACCCTTTCGGTCGTGTCAATCACGGCACTGTCGCCGACAATCAATCCCAGGTTAAACTCGTTGCGAACAGCGGCAACCGGGGACAGGATCACGGACACACTAACAATATCGCTGAGTGGTAAAGTTGGCATTTAGTTCACCTCACCGTTTTCTGTGTAAATCTTGATTCCAGTGCCCGTGATGTAAGGCAC